CAACTTTAACGTCACCAAGACCCCTCAGAATCTTCTTGGATTCATCAATACTTTTTTTGAATTCTTTTATGTCGGCTTGTAACTGAATTTTTGCCGATTGATTAGTTGCCACTAAAATTCCTCTTCGAATTCGCCAAGATCACCGCCCAAAAGAGCGTATTCATCCTTCTCTTTCGGACTTGATTGCTTTACCACTCTTGATTTTGGAAGACGCCTTCCAAGATTATCAAGAAGTGCCTGTTCCTCATCTGGAGTTAACTTTTTATCAGACTTATATTTAGATAGATCAACTGCGTTTCTAGCAAAGAAATTTTTCAACTTTGACTTAACAGCCTTTTCATAATCGGCTGGCATAGATCCATCCCATTCATTAGATGGATCATCAAGCCCTGCTAGAAAACGATCAACCTCAGTCGTATTATTATCGTAATAATCCTCAAGCATCTCTATCAGTAACTCTTCATGAGTATAATCTTCAAGTTGCTTTGGAGCAGTTTTATATTTTTTAGACCACCATCGTTCCATTCTTCTTTTTGGATCATCTAAATTAGAGATCGCAATTAAATGAAGATTGTCGTTGTTATTCGGCCCCCAAAGAATCTCCAGAGGATTCCTTTGTTTCTGATACATCATCTGGATTGCCCCCACTCACTCTCTTCTGCCACTCTCTTTCAAAAGCTGCACACTCTTTATATAAATCTAAAATGATGTTCGTATCGTAGAGTGCAGTTCCGTACTGAGTATCCTTCCACCAATCAGGGAATTTTTTAAGAGTGAAACGAAGATGTGCAAGAGCACTATGAAGGTCATCTGTGATTGGATCAATGGTAGCAAGATCGCCATTTAAACTTGCACGAAGCCGATCTATCTGACCACGCTCACCAATAGTTGGACGCTGATATTCAAAATCACCAGTCCAATTTATTTGAGATTCTTTGCCCACTGCTTGGAATTTGAATTTATGACTCATGGAAGGGAGTCGAAACTTATCTGTCATTTTGGCCTCATCAATCTAATAAAGTTTAAACTAATAAAAAAAGATAAACCTTACGGCTTATCCTGCTTCGTCACTGGCTTTTCTTCCTCTGAAGTTCCATGTCTCGGTCATCAAACCTCTGGCATCTGCCGTAGTTTGACGAGCTTCGAGTTTCACACCTTCCATAAGAAGTAGAACCGTATTTGTCGCTCTGTCAATTATCTCTGCGGTCAACTCACCACTTGTAAGAATATCTTCAAGCCTTGGCATGATTCCCAACTGCTTCACCGATTGATTCTGTACACGAAAAGTTTGAGTAGATAAATCCACCCGGTAACCAACTTCAGCGTGTTCGATGGTTGAAATTTCGTCCAACACATTCACTTCTTCAAGTTGAATATTTTCGTTAAAGCTTACGTTTGAGGCAAAGGCAACTTGATTTCCACCAAGTCTAAAAATAGCTTTTGCACCCGTCATTACCTGAGAACCCATTTAGCTCCCCCCTTTATGCAGACTGACGAATATCAGCCAAGTAAATTGTTGGAAGAATAAAATCAATACCCTGAACTGGAGTTGCAGAGATGTTGATAGCTGCGGTAGCACCTTCAACTTGCACTCTTAAATTTTTCCATCCAAGACCTTTATTTTCATCATCACCAACTGTGATGTCTTCACGAAGATAAATTGCGAAACGATTCTTAATAAAGTTTGCAATAGCTTCGGCTGTTCCAGTTCTGGCCTTAGTGCCTGTGAAAACAAGCTCAAGGTTTGTTCTGAGATCGTAAGCAATGAATCCACCAGCCTCAACCACAGAGATTCTATTCCAAACAAAGTTTCCATCAAGACCGTAAGTAGTGTTTCCAACCACGGTTCTGAATCCAGCATTATCTAGAGGCTCTGCGATAGTAACACCGGCTTTGATCATTTCTGCAAAATCTGTTTTTGGATTCCAAGATCCATCTTCAACTCTCATGTCATTTACATTGAGAAGCTTGAAAGTGATTGGTTCACCGACTGGTGATCCAGCTTGCATACCAGCACAAAGACAGGCGTAAGCCCAAGGCTCTTGCCAATTGAGTTCACTGAATCTGTCAAGCACTCTTACTTGCTGACCAACGATGGAAGTATATTGAGAGCCTATTGAGCGAGCGGCTGCTTTTAACCCATCCTTATTTGTGTTTTTAGACACATAAGCATTGCGTTCAGATCTTCCATCTGTGGCCCACATTGAGCGTACATGGTTATCAACAAGAGCGTTGACAGAATCGATTGTGACAGATCCTTTATCTTCTGAGAGAAGAGACACAACAATATTTATTCTCTCTTCTTTGAAGGCATCTAATCCTGCTCCCCAATCACTGTTAGTAGCGGTTCCATCACCGGCACCAGTGAAAAGGACTGGAGTAGAAAATGTCACATAAGCTCTATAAATATTTTCTGTTCTTGTAGCTTCAGCAAATTGACTAAAAGTATTAATGAAATCAATTGCATCCTGAATATCTTTTTTCAAGACTCCAGCTACATTATTCATTTCAAGATCTTCATAATAATCAAGCTGATTTGCGTTCTGATCTGGAGTCGCAGTGATAGCAACGGCTGTATAGGCAGCGTTTGAATTGATAAGTGCAACCAGTTCTTTAATTGTAAATTTGTTTCTTCCCTCAGAATCTTCAAGGACAATATCAAGATTGTCGGCAGCCGCACCTGTAATAGCTGTCGTAAGTTTTAATTCCCCAAGAGTTTTCTGAATAGTGAGTTCTGCTAGAGTGCCAGCACCAGTGTAAAGAATTGACATCAACTCTTCGCCACCTAACTCTTCGGTTGTTTCACTTTCAAGACCTTTAACAAAAGTAATAACTCTTGAACCTTTTTGGCCACGATTTGATCCAGTCAATCCAAGAATGGTATCAAGTGTAGATACAGCGTCTACTTCGATATAACCATAATCAAGATCTGCGGTTGTAAGTGCAGCCACATCAATCTCAATATCAATTTTTGTTGCATCGGTTCCGGGTGAAGCGACGATTGGCTTAGATGGTGCCCAAGTTCCACCAGTGTTTAAATCAGCAATTACGGCTGCGGCTGTTTCTGCGGCACCACTTAGAGTTGAAGTGTGAGTGTATGTCACTCCATTTATTTTCAAAACAAGAGTGTCACCACCACCAGACAAGTTAAATGCTTCAGAAATTGTTCCCAATATCTTAGCATTTGCATCTTCAACTGTTCCCTCACTTACTAGAGCAGAGAGATTATTTTCATCATCACCATAATTTTGAGATTTCAAACCCATCACAATATCAGAACCAGCATTTAGAAGATCGAGAGAAGACTGAGTTGAATTATTGACTTTATAAACAACAACGGTACTTGCACCGTTTTCTACTCTAGGATCTTTGGAAGGATTCACAAGAAGCTCAAGAGCGTCTGCTATCGGTCCAGATTTATATCTACTCTTGGCTGATTGAATCTGAGTTTTTTCTAAAATATCCAAAACCCTTGGCTTTCCACCAACTGCTTCACCAATAATCCCGACCACACCTGTAGGAGCGAGAGGAAAACCACTGAGGTTTTCAACAATTATTTTGGTATAGGCACCGGGCTTAAGAAGGGATACACCGTTGAAGGTTTTGATAATAGCCATCTCTTAATCTCCTTAGAATTCTTTGAAAATTTCGTCCCACTGCTTTTGCGTTGCGGATTCAACACCCTTAGCTTTAGGGTATGCCAGCATTGCATTTTGAAGCCCTGCCGGTATCTTCTTTAAGCGAGCATAAACATTAAACGGGACACCAATCTTTTCTTCTACTTGCGTTAATCCCAATCTATCTAAATATTTTGCTTTTTCAGACTCAGGTAGTCTTGAGTCCATAATAACTTTGGCCTTTTGTTCGGGATCGAAAACAGAAGATTTCGATCTGCGATTTTTCCGCTCAAATTTCGGCTTTTTAGATTCATCTTCGCTCATACAACCCTCCATCGGATTATTCATCGGATTCTGCAAAGGTGTCGCAGAGTCCTATATTTCCATCTGGGTTTAATTGAACACCCAGAATCTCTTCAATAATTGGCATTTTAGATTTCTTGAATGGAGCCACGGTAAAAGTTGAAAAATTCACAAACCGTGAATACATATTCTCTGGTAAAAATTCATTCATTCTTGAAAGGTCTGTGGCCCGAAATGTTGTAAGCTGAAGACCCCTCTCTTGAAGTTGTGGCTTAAAAGCACTTAAAATATAAATCAAAAAATAATAAAGGTATTTAACAAGATCTGGAGTCTCGATAGCATGAATCCCGATGTGCATTTGGTCAACTATAGCCGCATAACCATATTGCTCCCGGCCTACAATCGATTCATCCATGTCATTTTTAATATCAACCATTTGCAAATGGTCATCCAATCCAGACCTACTCTCTTCCTCATTCCCATCCAAAATTTGAATTGAAAAACATGGTGCATTTGTCGGGATTAAAGAAAAATGTTGAACGATCTTTATATCAAATTTTTTAATATAATCAGAAATTTCTATAACCTTTGCCTCTCCGTATTTAATTGAGAGCCAAGGTGCTGTAAGCTGTTCAAATACTTGCATTGGAGCATCTGGTGTGTTCCTAAACCACTCCAAGCCAGCCCTTATAATTGTCTCTAAAATAAAATCTACAGGAAAAATACCAGTTAACTCATCAGGACAATCCACGGGTGGCGGATAGTTATAAGCGTTCGCTTTTAATTTGGTTGGGTCAATCATGCCGCCCCCCTGAAAATCATATTTATAATGCGTTCTAATTCTTGATCTGCGAATCTTCCAACTCTTGGCAGTAAATTCTTTTTCTCAATGCCGGGATGAATCCATGATCCGGGTTCACTATTTTCAGAAATTCTACGCCATGTCATCATCGATGAAGAATGTCTCCCACCGCTCGGACTAGCTTTTTGAATCTTGGTAAGACCATGAAGATATCTGTGAACACTTGCATCTTTAGGTACTCTTGCTACTGGACCTTCTGCGATAGCACCACTTGAAGACTTAATTAATCTATTAAGTCCATACTGCTTTACAGTTTTTCTAAGCTCTTGTTGAAGATTATCTCTGGCAGCCTTTCCAGAGTAAGCCAATCTTGCACTTGAAGAAGTAGAATGACGGAATGGAATAGTGACATACATTTTTCCATCTTTACCAGCTTTTGCTTTACCGCCACCCAACCATCCGGGTCGCACCGATTTCATATCAAAACTTGGCATCCCGTACTCAAAGGCATTTGGCATCCGACCAATCAACTGGATCTCAACTACGAGTACATTTCCAGTCATATAATTTCTAATAGTGTCGGCCTTCTGTAATCCTTCAATGTAAGTACTTCTTGAAGTGGTGAGATTTTTTTGAGCCAGATCTATCCAATGATCACGAACCGTAACACCGGTCCCAAAGAAAGCTTTCTTGAAGGCTTCAATAGCAGATTCACTGAACGTATCTACACTCAGCCCCATCTCTTCAAATTTTATATTGGCTGAAATATCCATTACTCTGTTACCAGCTCTCTTGATCCAGATTTATTTGCCAAATAATCCCATCTTAAAACCGCTTGTTGTGGCAAATTAAATGGAACTCTTTCTTTTCGTTTGAAAGTTTCCATATAAAAACGATTGTCGTGCAATGTTTCTAGAACTCTGTATGTGGGAATAATCGGATAATGCAGGGAGAATAATGTCCCACTTGCTGGACGATTAGAACCTAGCCACTTGATAGCCTGATCTTCTGGTCTAAAATCAGTCCCGTTGAGATACTGGACACCAGCTTTATCAATAAGATGAAAAGGAGTATCGCAAGATTGTGGTATTTTATAACGAGTTTTATCTGAGTCACCAGAGCCTTTTTTAATAACTTCATTGTAAATAGAGGCATGATCAATAACTTCAATCTTGTACCAATAAGAAAGTCTGACCTCTGCCTTTGTGGTCAGCATGGCATCTTTTACATCCCAAACACCCTGCGGATTAAATTGCTTATCTAATTTTATTGAATAAATAAGTGCATCAGTTTCGAAGCATTGATCGACAAGATCCACCACTTCATCACCCTTACAAACATCACAACCCAATGCGTGATTGGTATCTTCGATCGCAGTTCTATTTGGGCAAAGGACCGATGGAATAATGCGGATTCTAACACCCTGATCGGCTATCAGATTATCAACTTCATCCAAATTGAGATCAACCCGTCCGGGCTTTGCGTCTGCTCTTTTAGGATAACGATTTGGGCTTGATGGTCTTCTCATTTACGCCACGACTAGCTGCAATCCCAGATAGTAATTTCTCAATCTGGACATGTCATTCTTAAGTTGTTTTTCATATTGAAGAATTCTTGCACCATAACCAGCGTTTGTGGCTGAAGATGTGGTTCCAATTGACTGGCTGATACCATCAATACTGATAGATTTATTTGCGATACCAGCACCAGCTATTAAATCTCCAGCTATGTTCAGAGGCCCAAGAGCCGCCTTCATTCCGATCACCTCTTTAATATTGGCTGGCACTTCGCCTTTTTTGAAACCGGCCTTGTAGGTCACATGCAGAACGTGTGGAACGTATTCAATCCCAGAATATATGAGAGGGATATATGAACCACCCTGAGATAAAATAATTGAACTAAAAGTTCCTTGAGTTGGAAATAAATTAACCTGAGCACCGACTGATTCTACTCGGTACCAACTTGGATCAAATACCAATAAATTTTTACTGAGCGGAAATTGAATAGCCACTTCGCTCACCGACTGAACGGGATATTTAAAAAGCTTAATAAAACTGTATTGAATATAATCTGTCAGTCTATAATCGTGGATCTCTGGATATTCTCTCTCACAGAGTTTTAATCCACCGACTTCGACTTCAAACCATTGTTGTGCTGATCGAATATAAAATTCAAAAAGCTCTTTTGGCATCTCGTTTCCGTTATCATCGGTCAGATCCACACCAAAAAGAAATATGTTCTTTAATTCTTCAACGCTAATCACAAGATCATCCTGAAGAACTCTTTTATTTTGAGCTTCAGTTGAATCTGGTGCTTCTTTCATTGGCGTT